CCGCTCGACGCGATCGACGCATGAAAAATCGCGCATCGCCGGTTGACGCGGGCGAAAAACATGCCCATTGCCCCGCCTCCACCGCATCGAGGCGCGATGGCGGAGTGGTGACGCAGAGGACTGCAAAGCCACACCGAATCACGATGAAACCGCGAAAGTTCGCAGTTTTACCCCTGATTTAGCATCACCAGAAATCAATGACTTACGAGACGACTGCGAACTTTCGCAGGTGTTTTCGGCGTCCGTCGCGACCCCTTTTGATCGCATCGAGTTGGCTATGGCTTTGCGCTATAGTGAGCGGGGGGATTGCTGGCCTGTAGGTCCAGAATTCAATGGACGAGCGTGGTCGTGCGCGACGCCTACGGTTCAGATCGTCCAGCAACCGCAACCGAGACGTGCAAAACGCTTTGTCGTCCTGACGCTGTTTCCGTTCCGCTACACGGATCGGCGCTACCCACCCTCCCCGTTGTTGACCCTTCACAAGGCGCGGCGCTTCGCATTCGCTCGACTGTGGATGCTGGCTGGAGCCAACGCAGTTGTTGCGGGTCGAGGGCCGGGGATAGAACTGGTGCGTGGCGGCGATCACCTCGGCCTTGAGGTGTTCCTGTGACGGTCCGCACGGTTCTGATGGATGCTGCGCTGGGCTATGCTGCGCGCGGCTGGCCTGTGTTTCCATGCTCGCCGCGTGACAAGCGGCCGTTGATCCCTGCTGACAAGGACGAAGCGGGCAAGTCGATCAAAGGCACCGGCGGGGTCAAAAAGGCATCGGTGGATGCCGAACAGATCCGCGCCTGGTGGATGCGGTGGCCGGAAGCAATGATCGGTGTCGCGATGGGCGACAACGGCTTGTTCGCCCTTGACTACGATCCCCGCACGGATGCCGACACCGGCGAGGAATGGACCCTCGACCGGTTGAAGAGCGAACTGGAAGAACAGATCGGCGGGCCACTGCCGACCTCGCTTGCATCCAGGACGCCTAGCGGCGGGGTGCACGTGTATCTGCGCCAGCCGGCGAACGGCGATCCGATCCGCAACCGGGGCAATCTACCCCAACATGTCGATGTGCGCGGCCAAGGCGGCTACGTGATCGCACCGCCTAGCGTGATGCACGATGGCCGACGCTATCGATGGCTTCGCGGTGATGCCGATGCGCCAATCGTGGATGCTCCGGCTTCACTCGTCAGCATCCTGCAATCGCGCAAAGGTGCAACCCCGAGTGGTCTGTTGATCACGAACGGACCGGGCGAAACGGAGGCGCGCGAGAAGTACGCGCTGGCGGCCCTCGACCGTGAATGCGGGGCAATCCGCAGCGCGCCGGCCGGCAGGCGTCAAGACGCACTAAATCGCGGTGCGTACTGCGTGGCGCAGCTGGTTGCGGCCGATGCGATTGGCGAAACTCGTGCCCGTAGCGCCGTCATGGCGGCAGCGTTCGCCAACCCAGGCAATGATGATCAGGGCGCGATACAGGCGACGATCGACAGTGGCTGGGCCGCTGGCCTCGCAGTGCCTCGCGACTTGACCAACGTTGGTGCTCGAAGCGCAGCTCGCCCCCGTAACCCCTCCCCGGCCGGGGGTGGGAATCGCACTGACCGGCAACCATTGCACGACGCTGATACGGATGCGCTCCACCGGGTTCTTTGCTGTTACCCGATGACCGACCTCGGCAACGCTGAACGGTTCGCGGCCCGGTTCGGTGATCGCGTCCGGTACGTCGATAAGATGGGCTGGATGGCCTATGACGGCCGGCGGTTTGTCCTCGACGGTGCGGAAGCCCTGATCGGCGGATGGGTGCATGAGACGGTGCGCGCAATCCGAGAGGAAGCCCGCGTCATGCGTGAGAGCGGCCGGCGGGATCGCGGCGAAACCGGCGCGCTGGACGACCTGTTCGAGACGAAACGCGATGACAGCGAAGTGCTGCTATCCGACAAGCTGCTGACGTGGGGACGTGCCTCAGAGAGCGCGAACCGGTTGGGATGCATCGCCGGTATCGCGCGCAACCTCTCGGCGGCCGGCCTGACCGTCCAGCCGGAGCAGCTAGACCGTAACCCGTTCCTGCTGAACGTGCAGAATGGCACGCTAGAACTACATTACGTGCGGGACGCGGCCGAACCATGGGCAGAATTGCGACTGCGGCCCCATGATCCAGGCGATCTCATTACGCGTTTGATGCCCGTCGATTATCGGCCCGGTGCGCAATGCCCGATCTACGATCGCTTCCTCGCTCGCGTGCAGCCGGCAGACGACATGCGCCGCTTCCTCCACCAGTGGGGCGGGCTGTCGCTGACCGGTGATGTGACCGAACAGAAGCTAGTCTTCCACCACGGCCGGGGCGCGAACGGCAAATCGACGCTGGTCGATACCTGGGCAACGATCGCGGGCGATTATTCCGGGACGGTGCCGATCGAGACGTTCCTTGATCAAGGCAAGAAACGGAAGGGATCGGACGCCTCGCCCGACCTCGCCGCGCTGGTCGGGGTGCGGATGCTACGTACGTCTGAACCCGAAAAGGGCGCGAAGCTGGCGGAAGCGCTTATCAAGCTAGCTACCGGTGGCGAGCCGATGCCGGTCCGCCGACTAATGCGCGATCCGTTCGACCTCTACCCCGCATTCAAGATGACCATATCGGGCAACCATCGCCCATCGATCACGGGCGGCGATGACGGCATCTGGCGCCGCGTGCTGCTGGTGCCGTGGGATGTACAGATACCAGACGCCGAGAAAGATCGACAGCTAGTCGACAAGATGCGGCGCGAAGCCAGCGGCATCCTCAACCGACTGCTGGCTGGGCTGATCGATTGGCGTCTGCACGGGCTTGTAGAGCCAGCTAGCGTACGTGGTGCAACGGCCGACTATCGAGAGGAAAGCGACCCGCTAGGCCGGTTCCTCGCCCTGTGTACGGTGGAGGCCAAGGGCGAGCGCGCGCGATCGTCCTACCTCTACTCGCTGTTCAAGGCGTGGGCTGCGGCCGCAGGTGAGCGGGAGTGGACCCAAACGGGGTTCAGTCGCGCCATGACCGATCGCGGCCACAAGAAGGTTGAGAGCCATGGGATGCACTGGCTCGACCTGACGATGACACGTTCGCCGTCTGATTTCGATGAACCCGACCGCGCTGACGATGGCCGATCCGGTTCCGATTATGGCTCCCCGTACCCCTCGGATGACGTCGATGACATACCATAAGGCTGGCCCTTGCAAGGGTTCCCGCAAGGGTCACGCAACTGTTTACGCAAGGGTTCAACCGCAGATTTCTGCGGGTTTGCAACAGTTGCAAGCGTTCGGAGAAACCCTGTCTCACGTATATGTGCGCGCACATGCGGGCGCGCATGTGCATTGGGTTACTCATAACCCTTGCAAGTCTTGCAACCCTTGCACTTCTATTCAGAGAATGGCGGATTTCCGCCATTCTCCTCCATCGGTTTGTGCAAGGCACCCGCAAGGGTTCGCCATCTCGTGCAAGGGATGGGCATATCGGCTGACCGACACGGTCAGTTATACCCTGTCCCGACCGGCAAGGGGGGTGGGCCAAAAGTCTGAAAGGCCTGAGGCGCTAGACCGCTGGTTCTCCCATCTGGAGATTTTATTTCCGCGCGGCGAATTTTCGGGAGGGGTGCAGCCTCTCAGGATCGCGTCTCACGTCATTGTGCCACTGAACCAGTGTCAGACGGTTCTAGTCGCTAACGCGGTTACTGCGCCACGTGAGATGCCCCCTGGCAGCCCTGCGATGGTCGACCTCGCTCGGCAGTCCCGCGTCCATCCTAGCCCGATTTATTTTTCCGGCCCTGTCAGGCTGCTTCGATGACGGTCGGCAATCTCTGGCAACTCGCGGCGCTGCCCGACATGCCGTCGGTGCCAACGCTGCGCCGCCTCATGCGCGACTACCCGGCGTTCCCCGTCATCAAGCGCGGCCGCATGGGCAACGGCTACGCGATCGACCTCGAAGTGGCTGCGGCTTTCGTCCGCGCCCACTGGGGGGATGCCCGCCGCCGCAAGCCGTACGGATCGCCGCCCCCAGGCGACCACCAGATGTCCCTACCCTTCACCTTTGGAGATCACGCCAATGATTAGCCCTACCCCCGCACAGATTGAGCATTGCCGCCTCGCCGAGCAGGACATGCTCGAATTGATCCGCCGGTTGCAGATGGAAGGGATGGACCTCCGCATAATCCTGGCAGGCATTGGCACGGCCACCGCTGCGGTGATGTTTGATGCTTGGGGGCCGGAAGCGCCCTCGATCTGGTTCGCTCAACAGTCGGCCATGACGATGCCAACCGCTGACCGGGGTTGACGGTGATTCCGGCCACTCCTAATCAGGAACCGTCGAAGCGCGGCTGTCCGCGCCAACCGACCGCCATCAACGCGGCTGTCCGCGCCACCGGTGACCGAATTAGCTGCTCCACTGGAGCACGGTCGAGGTGTGCATGATGGAACTCGCTGCTTTTCCCCTAGAACTGAAGACTATCGATGGCACTGGCCTGATTGAAGGCTTGGCCGCCGGCATAGGTGACGTTGATAACGGGCGTGACCGGATCATGCCGGGTGCCTTTGCCAAGACGCTTGCGCGGCGCGGCGGGGCTCCACTTCCCATGTTGCTGCATCACGATCACCGCCGACCAGTAGGGGTCTGGACACAGCTAGGCGAAGTACCGACCGGCTTGGATGCCAAGGGCCGCATCATCTCCGAAACCCGCGATGGGACGGAAGCATTGGCCCTTGCCCGTGCCGGAGCATTGGGGGGCCTTTCGATCGGCTTCCAAGCAGTTCGGAAAAGCTACGAAGGCAAGGTTCGGCACCTCCACGAGATCGAACTTTGCGAAATATCGCTTGTGACCGTGCCGATGCACGATCGCTCGCTGATCCATTCGATCAAAAGCATCACCAGCATCAACGATATTCGCGACCTACTTCACGAAGCGGGTCTCAGCGGACGGCAGGCCAAGGTCGCTGCGGGGGCAGCGTGGCGTGCCATCCACAACACCGACGAAGACGACGAAGCTGAACGGAAAGCCGCAGCCGACCTGGTTGCGATCATCGAACAATCCGCCGCCCGCATCGCGGCACTATAGGAGCCCTAGCATATGCGACGTTTCAACCTTGTCAGCCGCACTGGCGTTCTGATGGCATTTTCCATGGGCGGCATGACGCCGGCCGAACGGAGTAAGGGGCGCTTCATGCGCGCGCCGGACGATCATCCGTCCAGTGCGGCCGCGCTGACCAAGCTACTCACCGACCATACGGCAGCGATCGAAAAGAAGCTGAGCGGCTTGGGGGTGTCCGAGTTAAAGAACCGGCTGGATCATATGGAACAGGCGGCCACGCGACCTGGCAGCGGCTTGATTGGCATCGAAACTAAGAGTTTCGGCGCTCAGGTCGCGGAGTCCGAGGAAGTGCAGCACCTGCGAGAGCAGAAGTATCGCCCTGGTTCGGCCGCCCGGATCGAATTGAAGGCGATCAATACGGCTGGAGGCTCAGCAGGTGGCTTGATCACTCCACAGACTGACAGCGACATAGCCAGCTTTGCACGTCGCCCTCTCCTTCTTCGCAACCTTCTGACTGTCGTGCCAACGGGCAGCGGATCGATCGACTATGCAAAGCAGTCGACCCGGACCAACAACGCGGCGCCAGTGGCTGAAGGGCAGCAAAAGCCCTACAGCAACTACGGCTGGACGAAGGCGAATGTGCCGGTCCGCACCATTGCACACCTCGCGAAGCTCACCCGGCAAGCTATGGACGACTCTGCGCAGCTGATGGGCGAAGTGGATAGCGAGATGCGCTACGGTCTCCAGCTGGCGGAGGATGCGCAAATCCTACTTGGAGATGGCCAAGGAGAGAATCTCCTTGGCCTCATGCCACAGGCAACAGCGTATGCGGTTCCCGCAGGCTTCACGGTTGCCCCAGACGCGACGCTGATCGATAAGTTGGGTGCTGCCATCCTTCAGCAGCTGCTCACCAACTTCACGCCGGATGGTATTGCGCTGAACCCGGTGGACTGGATGACCATGCGGATGCTGAAGGATGCCAACGGCAATTACCTGTTCGGCAAACCGGGTGCAGACGTGCCGCCCGTACTGTTCGGCTTGCCGATCGCCGCCACGCAAGCGATGCCCGTGGGAAGCTACCTGCTCGGAGCCTTCAAGGCGCAGAAGTTGTATGATCGTATGGAACCGGAGGTACTGATTTCGTCCGAGAACGCTGACGATTTCGAGAAGAACCTGCTGACGATGCGTTGTGAAGAGCGGTTGGCGCTGGCCGCTCGCCAGCCCGGTGCCCTCATTAAGGGCCAGTTCGCTACCACATAATCAGACCCGGTCGGCATTGTTCTGCGGTGCCGACCGGTAGTCCCGCCCTGCGTAGAAGGCTGCTGCGGCGTGGTCGATGAGGGTAGTTCATTGCTCCGCTTGCACGCAGTTATGCTGGAACATCAAAGAATCCAATCACATGATCTCGCGCGTTTTCAGACACTGCTAGATCGGCCGCCGAATCTTTATAAACTGTCGTAACGCTCCACTGCTCCCCAACGCGATTTCGCCACTTGCGGTCAAAGCATAAGCCTTGCGGATGTCATATTTAGCGAGACCATCGACGCTGTATATGATGCTATAAACCTCCCTGCGATCAAGCCGTACGGGAAGATTGCCGCCCTGGACCACGTTACCTATCGGAATTGGCAATCGCTTAGGCAGTGGCCCGCGGCTTTTACCAATTGTAAGCCCGACTTCGTAGATCGTTATCAGGAACGCACTGAGGTTAATTACCTCAATTCCCATGCCGGAGAAGCCGTCACCAATACTCCACTTTGGAATAACGCGGAGTCGAACTTTCCGGACCTGATAAGCATTCCAGCTGTTATAGAGACCTAGAATTGCTCCCAATGTAGCTATCGCAAGCGTGATCCAGCTTTGCCACGTCACCCAGCACCCCCCAGTTTTTCATTTAGCATCAGCTTTTGTACGCTGGGCTAAAGCCTCTTGTATCCTTGAAATTTCAAGCGTTATTTCGTCTTCCGCTTCGCGCTTCTTGCGAGCTTCATAATCTTGTTCAAGTATTTGCATGATAGCCGCTTTAACTACAGGATAGTATAGTTTGCAGTCATCTTCACCGAGTTCATGGATGCCACTACTTAGAATGCCGTAGATCGCACGATTCTTTACAAGCGAACTTGGAAGTACGGAGGATAGTGCTCCGATCTTTTCAGCCATTCGCATGCCGTCGAATCCATCAATCGGCCCACTATCTCGCTCCAGTTGTTTTCGATGATCCTGTATAAGCTTTTCGAAAATACGCCGAAGATAAACGAAACTTCCGATTCCAACGCCATGGCTAATCAGGCCAGTTGCCCTATTGAGCTCCTCAAAGTACCCGCCCCTTAGAAGGTTCTTGTACTTCCTAATCTCGGCACCGCCAATATCAGCGATAGACGGGGCTTGTCCGATTTTCAAAAGCCGTAGATTATCTAGTAGCCTGAAATAAAATACGTAAGAATGCCGTGATCGGGTACAGAATATAGTTAGGCTAAAATCGCCGGGATCGGTAACGTCTGGCGCTGGAACGACTTGTCCGCTGTACACTGATATATGCCTAAAAGTAGTCTCTTTTTGACAAGCCACACAATAAGCGTCGAACTGCAATGATCGTTTTCTAAGTTTATCCAATACGATTGGATCGACTTCAACTTGCTGGTAAAGGGGTATATTCAAGCATATGTCTGCGATAATATGCAATTCGCTCATCAATTTGCCCCTGTAGATTACACTTCACACAGCCTGCTCAGCTGCCCAATTTTTCGGACAGTATCAGTCGGATCGCTTCGGGCCTTGAGGCTAGCGGGCATTGTGCCGCTATCCATAAATCTAACGCGGCAATCTGCTCAGGCCGCAGTCGTACCATCACAGGCGTAGCGCCAGTGCTTGGGCGACCCCTTTTAGGTTTTACGATATCGTCTATTGCATCTGACACATATTGACGATATTGAAAAAGGCGAAGCAGCGCAAGGGACTGGAACTCCCCGCGCCGCTTCTGACCAATCGCAGGAGGATAATTCCATGCAACAGGCTGAGTGCGCCCATAGCGCCACGAACTCGCTTACGTCACCCAGTAACATCGACAATCAATCGGCAACCCGCCGTGGAATGCTGACTGCTTTAGCGGCTCTCCCCACCTTCACACTTGGCGCATCCGCGATGGCAGTCGTTGTTGATCATACACTGGAGGCGCCAAGGCGGGCTTCGCCCGTCATGGCTGCGATTGCCGCTGAAGTCGCAGCATGTCAGCGCTTTAACGAATTGCCCTCCGATCTTGAGGCTACAAATCCCGCCTTACACGCTACCGAAGAGGATCGGCTGATGGTCGCCGGGGATCGAGTTGTCAGCGCGGAGCCAACCGACTGGCGCGATCTTATTGCGCAGGTAAGCCACCTTACCGAAGAAGGGTCATATGGCCTGTCGGAGGAGCATATGCCCTTGATCCTTCGCCGTATGCGGAGGCTCGCCGCATGATGCTGGCGACTTTATCGCTTGCCAGTCGTAGCGTTACGGACCATAGCATCCGTAACGCTACGGAGTACGATATGCGACTCGAGGAAATTCAGTTCGACGTTCCAGCATTCTCTCAACCGGAAGCGGTACGCCTTACCCGCGTGAATGCCGCAACGTTGGACAATTGGCTGCGCTACGAACACGTCCCAACCATCCGTGCTGAAACCGGCGTTAGGGAGTTCGCCTTTAGCCACCTCCTCAAGATCGATTGCATCGAAAATCTGACAACTCTCTTCCGAATGCCGCCAAAGGTCGCAGCAGATTTTGCGAATCGGGCTGTCGATCAATATCGGCAGGGGTTTGCATCCGATCTGGCAGACATAGCCAGCGGCGCTCCTTGGCCACGTGCGGTTCGCGATCTCGATGCGCATTTCACGTTTGCTCGCGACGGCGATGACGTTGTGGAATTGGCAGACGGTGACGAGCGATCCGACAGCGTTATGATGGTCTTCCCCACTCGCATGATTGCCCGCAGGCTGATTGCTAACATCCGCGACGATGCCGTGATCCAGGCTCGCGCACATGGTTGATCGCGTCACCCTCCCCGACTGGCCTCGCCTTATGTCGATCGACATGGCAGCTGCATACTTCAGCGTGAGCGTGAACACGTTTCGTAGCTGGGGGGTCTGCCCCGTCGAACAGGGCCGCCGCGTCCTGTACTGTCGTCACAGCCTCGACCGCTTTGCAGACCATCTGGCGGGGCAGCCGCTCGCGCAGGCCGATCAGAAGGCGGCTGCGAGCGACGTAGAGCGCGCCTTCCTTGATCGCCGCCGCCGTGGCTAAGTCGAACCTCAAATACACCTATCTTGCCAAGGGTAGGTACTGGCGGTTCCGGCACCGCGATCTGGATGTCGCCTTGCCCGGCGCGCCCGGTGATGCCGCGTTTCATGCCCGGTATGCTGAGTTGGTCGGACTGGCGACAGCTGCTCCGAAGGCAGCTCCGGCACGCACCAGCTTCAAATGGCTAATCGCTGAGTACCGGCAAAGTGCTGAATTTGCAGCGCTGCGCAGTTCAACACAGGACGATTATGACGGCACGTTGACGCTGATCAATCAAGAGCTAGGCGATCAGCCGTTCGCGCTGACAACGCGTCGGATGATAAAAGCAGTGCGCGACGAGTACAGCGCGACGCCACGCAAGGCTGACAAAATCCGGCAGATGGTTAGTCGGCTGTACTCATGGGCAGATGAAGGCGAGTTGGTTCCTGAAGGCTTCAACCCGGCTGCCGGTTTGAAAAAGTTGAAGCACCGCGTGGAGCCCTATGTGGCTTGGTCGGAAGAAGAAATCGACCTCTTCCTGTCGCGGGCACCCGACCATCTGATCACGCCTATTATGCTTGCGCTCTATACGGGGCAGCGGGCCGCCGATGTGGTGGCTATGACGTGGACCCAGTACAAGGGTGCGACGATCCGCGTGCGGCAGGACAAGACTGGCGAACTGCTGGATATCGCCTGCCATACCAAGCTGCGAGATCACCTGGACACCGTGAAGGCAACGCGTGGCAAGAAGGGCATCGTCATGGCGTTGTCGATCGAGGGCCGCTCATACACGCCCGGTGGGCTTGCTCAGGCGCTTGCGCGCTCGATCATCGGCATCGATGACATGCCGCACCGAACGATGCACGGGCTGCGCTACGCCGCAGCTGCTCGACTTGAGGAAACGGGCTGCACGATTGCCGATATAACCGCCGTCCTGGGGCATCGGACCTACCAGATGGGCATCAAGTACGCGACGCAGCGAAAGGCCGCTCAGCGGGCCGCAAATCGCTTGGAGAAAAGCGCGTGATTGCGAACTCGCCAGAAAAAAGTGCGAACTCGCCCACCGCACGGGTTGACGGGGTGGCGAAAAGCACGCATTTGCGCCGCCTCCACGGCATCGAGGCGCGATGGCGGAGTGGTGACGCAGAGGACTGCAAATCCTTGCACCCGGGTTCGATTCCCGGTCGCGCCTCCAGATCATGCGAGAGCGGAA